ACAGAGTCCGCTCAACGGGATTATTTCACCCTCAGTGAGCGGATCGCCACAGTAACGAAGCAGGTCGGTTACCTGCAGGATTACATCAAAACGCAGTGCCTTAAATAGCAGAGAGGAAGCCATGACCTTCAAGTTAGACCTCAATCAGTTCGTAGCGATAAGTATCAGCGGTGAGATGGGCCATATTAAAACTCGTGCTGAAAGTACTACCCACTGCAATCAATACCTTGTGCATTACAAAGCGGCTGACGGGCAGGCACAAGAGAAGTGGTTCGACGAAGAAGATCTTCACGCCGTCGAAGATGAAGACAATCCGGGCCAGCCTATCTACGCAGTGAAAGCCGAAGAACTGGCTACCGAAGAGTAAGAAGCCCCAGGCGCTTTCGGGCAGAGCGCCTGATGATGCTCTCTTTAATGCATAACACGGTCAGCCGTGATGAGAATAGACGCACACTATGTGTGAAAAGTTCTGTGATATTGATTGTATAATGATAGATTGGAACTTCAGCATGCGTGGAGATTGTCTTATGAAAAGAGGGGTCGTTTTTTCGCCTTGTGAGATAATAAGTAATGAGCAAAAAACAGGTTTCCATACAGGGAAGGGGCTTAATATTGTTGAATTAAACTATTTAACCTTGTATTGGGATCGTCTTATTTCTCCAACAAATAATTTGATGGGTATAAGATTACCTAAAGAAACAGATCTTATAGATTGTGGAATCCTTGAAAGACCTAGATATGCTGTCCAAGGTCCTTTACATAGTGACGGCATGGCTGAGTTTTATGCTGAAATTCATGCGGTAACATTAGACAAACTCCGCAGAGTAGAGCCTGAGACTGACTGGAGAATGCATTTTCTAAATGACGAGATAAGCATATCGCCTGATCAGGCTCAGATAAAAACAACATTAAGATTTGAACTTGATAAGCTATTGCCTGTACCTGGTGAAACGGTTCCCTTGCATGAGATTCTTGAATTTAAGCAGCGTCGCTCAGCAGAGCTTTTAAGTTTGCATAGCTATCTTGATGAACTTTATCAAGAGGTTATTAACTCAGCTGATTTCGATCTGCAAAAAGCCAAAGCGCTATCAGGCTTAAAGAATTCAGTTGCTGATCTCGATAAATTAAATGCAGAACAATGGCGAAGCCCTATAAAATTCAGTATTTCATCATCTTTTGAGTTCAACTTAACGCAAGTAGTAACAGCTTTAGGGACTGGTTTAGAAGCTTTTAAAAGTGATAGCATAGGTGAGGCTTTAAGTTATGGTACAGTAGCTGCCATCTTGGGTGGCTTCATTAAAGTAAAACCCGAACGACAAGCTATTCTAAAAAACGGTGACGTGCGAATTGCTTATCTAACTAAGGCTAAAAATGAGGGGATTGTTTAGAGTTTAATTTAAATAGCTATGATCTAATAAGGCCATCAATTATATTAGTTGGCCTTGTTAATCACACTCATACGCGCCAAATCGAGTTTTGCAGCTGTCAGCAATTGGTAATCGCTTGTTGCTTATTTATCTTTCCAGCATAACCCCTCCAGAGGAATAACCATGGCTATCGAACTAATCGAGGCGGATCAGATCCGCATGAACCTGCTGGCCGCCCTGAACTATGACACAGCTGCAACAGAGAAGGCTGTGGCGTTCGTGCAGGATGACCCGCTGAAGTACCAGCTGTTCACCGCCCACCTCAACCGGGTTAACACCGAGACCGAGTATGTGGCCAAGACCATCAAGGCGGTGAAGCTGGCGGAAGAGGCTCTACCGCTTTTTGAATCCAAACAGACGAAGTAACCCATGCCTGCTGTAAAGGAGCCAAGGATCTATTCCAGCCGGTGGGACAAAGCACGCCGGGAGTTCCTGCGGTCCAACCCACTATGTGTGATGTGCCATCAACAAGGTCGCGTCGAAGCCGCAACGGTGGTTGACCATATCAGGCCTCACAGACTTAAAGAGGCGCTAAGAGGCAATGACGCTGCGGCAATAGCAGTAGCTCAAAAGCTTTTCTGGGACCGGAAGAACTGGCAGGGGCTGTGTACATCGCATCACAGCTCGACAAAGCAGAGGATGGAGAAGCGCGAGAAGGTGATCGGGTGCGATGAGAACGGCATACCTCTCGACCCCGGCTCGCACTGGTTCAAAAAGAAATGATTTCAAATGCAATCATTATGGTTGTTCACGGAATAATTCGAAATGCAATTATTTCATTCAAATGAGAGCTATTCCCATTTACAAGGGGAGGGCGGGGTGAAAGTTCACACCTCTCTCCGCTAATGACCACGCCCCCTCATCTTTGTGCACAATCGCGAAATGAAAAGTTTTTTTTCGGGAGGTTTTACATGGCCGGAAGACGCCCGAAACCGACACACCTTAAGGTGGTAACCGGCAACCCGGGCAAGCGGAAGCTCAACGACAAAGAGCCTGCGCCAGCGAAGGAGATCCCCAGCCCGCCCGCGCATCTCAGCGACTGGGGAAAAGTGGCGTGGGGAAAGCTGACCGTGCTGCTGGACGGCATGGGAGTGCTTACGGTTGCTGACGTCTTTGCCCTTGAACGGTTGTGCGATATCTATGCCGATATTCTGCAGCTGCGCCTGACTATTTCTGATGAGGGTCGTACTTATACCGTCCAGACAGAGGGCGGATTTCTGATTAAGGCGAACCCGGCAGTTGCCATGCTGGCAGATGCTGATCGTCGATTTAAAAGTTACCTGGTTGAGTTCGGTCTGACGCCCGCCGCCAGAACGAAGGTGAAAATAGATGACGGAGACAAAGAAGAAGACCCGCTCAACCAGTTCTTCGGCTGATCCGGCCACACAGTTTGCCATCGATGTATCGGAGGGCCGGGTAATTGCCGGGCCGGATATTCGAAACGCATGTGCAAGGCATCTGCGTGATTTAAAAGAGGGTAGTAAACGCGGCCTAGCATGGGACACGGACGCAGTCACTCGCGCCATTGATTTCTATGCGAAGGTGTTAAAGCTTAACGGCGGCGAGCATGAAGGTGCACCTTTCAACCTGCTGCCATGGCAGTGCTTTGTTGTCGGCTCAATATTCGGTTGGAAGCGGGAGAACGGCACGCGGCGATTCCGTACGGCCTACGT